CATCTATTGGATGTTCATCGCTTTTTGCCATTGCTATGAGTTCCTGAAAAGCAGGTCTGTTAGTTGCTTTTCTGCCTGAAATGCCATCATCCTGAAAAATAAACTGTTTTGGAATTATTATGTTATTCTTTTTAGCGTATTCAAGTCCGAGACGTATTTGTGCATCAGGAGAATACTCTACCTGATCATCTGTTGATACTCTGACGTATAATGCTCCTGTCTTCATATCTCATCACTCCTTTGTTTATTTTATGAAAAATGAGTATAAAAATAACACCCAACCAAAGAACAACAGTTCTGATTGACCGGGTGCTCCAAAAAATGATAAAATACAACTTGTCTAGGGTGGTATTTAATATCACAGTTTGGAGCTGGTCCTTTGTGGCTGGCTCTTTTTTTATATATTGACTAAAGACTTCGATTTGATATAATATACTTAACAAGAGAACCGAAAGCTAGACGAAACCTAGCCGCCGGCAAATAAGTGTTAAAAAATAGTGCCTTACTTTACCAGAGCAGGGGCACTATTTTTTGTGTGAGAAATAAGTAATAACAAGAGCTATCACACTGCACAACATTGTCACGAAAGCAAATAAGTCGCTATATGTAACCATTGGCACCAACCCCTTTCTTTTGTAAAGTCCGGCAGTTGGAATGTCACCCCTTCAGTTCTCCGGGTAAGTATATTATATTTTCAAAGTGTAGATTAAGGTAAAACTTAAATCATAAAACTTATTTGCTTAATTCTAAAATGTAATCATTTCTTTTACTCCATAAAACAGGAACAATTGAATATTCCTTTAATGCACTTAGAGCTTCTTTGGAAATTGGTTTTTCGAAATCCTGAATAAATGTGTATAATTGCGATTTGTTTTTTCTTTCTTCGACAGTATCAGTCCAAGAGAAAATTATATTTTTAGCCTGCGTTGTATCAAAATTATTAATAACTTTAATAATGCGTTCAGGAGCAACATTTGATTTACCAATACCAAAATCATAATTACTCATTAGTTTGCTTTTTCCACTAAAAGAAACATTTTCAATATAACGAATATTATTAATGTCAAGAAAATTTTGCACATCCTCAATAAAAATAGATTTAACATTTTTACGTGATAAGTAAAACATATCGCTAACTTTTATAATACATTGAGATAACATATGTTTTGATTGAGCTAGAGAATCACGGGAACATGTTATATATAATTCGTCATTTTTAGAAAAAGAAACTCCATGAGCTGCCAAGATAGAATCAAAAATTTCTCTTCTTCTGGTACCAGTAAAAATGTCAAATTGTGATAACTTTAACTCATTTATTGTTTCAGAATCATCTGTAATATAATAGCGTTCATCATCTAACAGTTTTATAAAAAGTTCTATACAATCATTATTTCTATCTAGAAATGGTAAAGTTAATCGATACACAGTATCTGAAATTTTGTATTGCTCAATATTTTCATTTAACCAATTAATATATATTTTTTTAAAATCTTTTTCCATATTAAATCACACCTTGTATATTCGAATCATTAATTGATATGTTACAATATTTACAAAAATCAAAAAAGATTGTAGTAAAATCATTTGAATTCTTAAACAGTATAGCATCTATTTCATTTAATTCATATGCCCAAGACATTCCGTAACCTTCTTTGAAAATATGCATATGATTTCTGGAAAGTTTTTTCCCATCAGGATTTATATGTGGTCTGCCGTCAATTTCTAATCTGATCATTAAATCGTTATTTGGAATTAATCTTTCCTGTAATTTTTTTCGGCTTAGCACTATGGTATTTTTCCTGCAAATATCTAGAGAAAAAGTTTCTTTGGAATTAATAGCTCCTACAGGTATACATATTTCCTCATTCATGCCAGGAAGAATTAAGCTATTAAGTAAAATATGTTTATCTAGTTTCATTAAGTTATTAAATTCTTCATTTGTTTTCATAAAATCTCCTTTATTCGGTTTTAGTATATTAATATTCCAGTTCAATTAATTCTTCCATAGTACAATTCAAAGCTTTGGCTAGTTTGTATACTGTAATGGCAGATGCTTTATTTATATTTCGCTCTCCACTTTCATATTTAGTTATAAGAGAACGACTTACACCGCTTAGCTGAATTAATTGGTTCTGGCTTAAATTCTTTTCTTTTCGTATATTTTGCAGATTACTCATATTAGTTGTCCTTCCAATGTTTTAAAAGTTGTAATGAGCTATTTTTCAATAGCTCTAACGCTCATTTTCGCTTTTGATATTAAAATTTTCCACGTAGCTCTACAACTTTGCCTATGATTTTAACAGGCTTTTCCTGAATTTCCTTATTTGAAAAATACATAGGGTCGTAATTTGGGTTGTTGGATATAAGAACAATACCATCGTTATATTTTTTTAATCGTTTGCATGTAGCTTCATCACCGTTAACAGTTGCGATAACTATATCACCATCTTCTGCATCGGATTGCTGACGAACGATAACAACATCGTTTTCACACATTCTAGGCTCCATAGAATTACCTTTTAGCTTTAGACCGAAGAATGTACCGCTTGATGCAAGTTCTTCTGTTATTTCCTCTGTGTCAATAATATCTTCTATAGCTTCTATTGGAATACCGGCAGCAACACGACCAAGTACCGGAATGCGAATGCCGGTAGATTTCTTTGTTGATGAATTGTCTTCATGTTGCTCAAATTCAAATGTTTCATCATCAAACCAATAAGAAGTATTTACTTTAAATGCTGCTGAAAAAGCACTTAATTTACTTTGGGGCAAATCAACTAGACCTTTTTCTATTTTCGCAATAGATGTTTTGTCTTTATAGCCAACTTTCAAGGCTAATTCAGTTTGAGATAATCCACATGTTTCACGTAAATTTTTAATTTTTAAACCAATCTTTTGCTGTAGAGTCATTTAATTCACCAACCTTTACTTTATAACTTGTAATAAGTGTAACATAACAAAGAATTAAATTCAACTTTTTTGTGAAAAATAGTTGACACATATTCAACAAAGTGCTATTCTATATTTAGGTTGAATGACATTCAACCACAAACGAAGAAAGGAGGAAATAACTTGAAGATATTTGATAATATCGATAAGGAAACAAAAAAGTCTATCAAAGATACCCTGATAAGTGCTCTGATAGACCTGTTGGTAGGAATAATCCTATTAGCAATTGATAGGCTGTTCTAGCCAGCCGGCAGGGGCGAAAGCCCTTGCTTAATTCAGATATTATCATATCCAAAAGTAAATGTAAATATGATTAGATTCTTAGGAGTGTACTTCATATGTATAGGTGTGGCTAAATTAGCATATACACTTTATTTGAGGTACAAGAAAAAGCTGGACTAACGGCTATACGGGTTGATTATTGGAATGGGAACATCTATGTTGTAGCATAGGTGTTCCTAATTAAGAGATAAGGAGATGATAGAGTGACAGATAGTGAAGCATTAAATAAGGTTATAGAAAATTCTGGATTAAAATTAACGTTTATAGCACGTGCATTAAAGTTAAGTAGAGAAGGGTTTTATAAAAAACTTAATAACCAAACTGAATTTAAAGCAAGTGAAATTGTGAAAATGCAGGAAATTCTTAATTTATCAAATGAACAAAGAGATAAAATTTTTTTTGCAAATTAAGTTGAATTAAAATCAACTTGAAGCGAATTATTTAATTTAAAAGTCGAAAAAGGTTGACAAACCTCGTGCTTATAGCACAAGGGAAACCTCGAAAAAGGTCGTATCATTATGGTATCAAAACGAAAGGAGAACAAAATGATACAGACGACAATAAGAATACCAGTGGAGTTACACAGGAAGTTAAAGGAGCTGGCAAAGAAGAAAGGGTTAACAGTCAATGCCTTGATTGTGCAGGCACTGTGGAAATTATAGGAGAGATTAGATGAAGCAAGGCAACAGACAACCATAGTGAAGCATAGGATAAAACATAACAGATAGGAGTGATGCAAAGATGAAAGTATTAATTTTTGTTAATTATCAGGGAAATCAATATGAATGGGATAATTTGACAGAACAGGAGAAAAAGAAAATGACTGAGAAGCTGAACCAGCAGACGGCTGACCAGTTAGGTTATGAAAAGGAGATTATAAAAAATTGATAGACGTACAAGAAAAAAGAATGCCTGCGGAAGTGGAAGTCCCGACAAGCATTCGCAAAATAATATTACAGTTTCATTTTATACCAATTAACGAAAATAGTCAAAAGGCTAAAAAGTCCAAATTAGAAGATATTGCATGGGACCTACATTTGGTTAAGGATGTTGTGATTGCAGTTCTAATATGTGCAGTATTAAGCAATAACAAATGGATTGCTACCGGAAATGTAAATAAGATAGCAGCAATCATAACAATTGGAGCAATTATCATATATGGACTATTTGCATTTGATGTATGGCTGCGTTGCAGAAAGTAGGTGCAGGATATGTATTACAACGAATGTCCTAACTGCGGAGCAACGTTAGACCCTGGAGAAAAGTGTGATTGTTTATTGGAACAAAATGAACATATCCATATAAGAAGAGTTCAATATGCAACTAAGGCTGAATGGCTCGATGCACGAAAAGGCAAAATAGGTGGTTCAGATGCGGCAGCAGTATTGGGACTTAACCCATACAAGACTAATGAGGAGTTTTGGGAAGAAATGGTAGGCCTTAGAGTTCCAATAGATATATCGGACAGACCGTATGTCATATATGGAAGTAAGGCAGAAGAACACATAAGGGCAATATTTGCATTAGACCATCCGGAATATAAGGTTGAATACTTCGGTGACAACATGCTTCTTAATGATAAATATCCATTTGCACATGCATCGCTTGATGGAGAACTGACAGAAGTTGAATCCGGAAGAAAAGGAATCTTTGAATGTAAGACAACAGAGCTGTTTAGTTCAATCCATAAAGAAAAGTGGGACGGGGAACATATCCCGGATAATTATTACATACAGGTCTTACATTATCTTATGGTAACAGAATATCAATTTGTTGTTTTAAGAGCACAGATAAAAAGCTTATGGAATGGTGAGATAAGGCTTATTACTAAAGATTATCATATTGAACGAAGTGAAGTTGAGGAAGATATTAACTTTCTTTATAAAAAAGAGCAGGAATTTATTAATAAAGTCAAAACAAAAACAAGACCGGCATTAATAATGCCAGAATTTTAAACAGAAAGGAATAGGAAAAAATGGAATTACAGATTTATAATCCAACAGATGAAAATGCAATCAAAAAGATAGATTGGAATTATGAGGAATTAAAGCAGGAAATAACAACAAGAGCGAATGATTATAAAACTCTTGTATACACAGACGACAACATTAAAGATGCAAAATCAGACAGAGCAAATCTTAACAAATTCATAAAGGTTTTAGATACCAAAAGAAAAGACGTTAAAAAGATGATGCTTGAGCCATATACAGAATTTGAAAGTCAGGTAAAGGAACTAATTGGAATCATTGGAGAAGCAAACAACAACATTGACAGTCAGGTAAAGGCTTATGAGCAGAAAAAGAGAGATGAAAAACTCGTAAAGGTTCAGGAGATTTACGATGGAATATTTGGCGATAGTGATTTGTTATCAATTTTAACATGGGACAGAGTATTTAAGCCGACATATCTTAATGCAACAACAACCCTTAAAAGCATAAAAACTGAAATGACAGAGTTACTTGAAAGAGTAACAAATGAACTTAACATTATTAACAATGATGATGGTGAATATCAGTTTGAAATGAAAGAAGAGTATCTTAAAAACTTCAGTATGACAGATGCTCTGACAGTCAAGCAGAGATTTGAAGAAAATGCGAGAAGAAAAGCTGAATATGAAGCAAAGAGACAGGCAGAAATGGAAGCACGTAAAGAAAGAGAAAGAGCAGAAGCTGAAAGTGTTGCTGATGCTGGAAAGATTCAGACTAATGAAAGTAAAGAAGAGAAAGAAACTGCAGCTACAGAAGCAGTAAAAACAGTAGAAACTTTCACGGAAGAATTGATTGAACTTGACTTTAGAGTAAGAGCAACAGCAACTCAGCTTGAAGGATTAAAGAATTATTTGAAGAGTAACAATATAGAATTTGGACCAGTGAAATAGGGAGGAAATACGGATGATTAAAATAGAAAATGGAAGTGTACATGTTAAAGGAACCAAATCAGATATATTATCAGATTTATCTTGCATAATATACGGTTTAAAAATTGAAATGGGTATAGATGAAGCAGATTTGAGACATGCAGTAGATATTGCTTTTATGAATGAAAATGAATTAATGGAGTCGTTAGATCATGCATTAGACGAATTAATAGATGTATTAACAAAAAAGTTCGATGATAAGGAGGAAAAGTAAATGGCAGTATCAAATAATTTAGCAAAAAGTCAGCAGAAAACATCATTGACAGCGTATTTATCAAATGACGCAGTAAAGAATCAGATTAACAGCATAGTGGGTGGAAAGAATGGAACAAGATTCATATCATCAATCATAAGTGCAGTTAATGCAAATGCATCACTACAGGAGTGTACAAATGCATCCATATTAAGTGCAGCACTTTTGGGTGAAAGTTTAAATCTATCTCCAAGTCCACAGTTAGGACAGTATTACATGGTTCCTTTCAAAAATAACAATGCAGGTGTTAAGGTTGCACAGTTCCAGCTTGGATATAAAGGCTACATACAGCTGGCAATCAGATCAGGACAATATAAGAAATTAAATGTGCTAGCTATTAAGGAAGGTGAATTGATTAACTTCAATCCTTTAGATGAAGAGATAGAGGTTAAGCTTATAGCTGATGAAGCTGAAAGAGAAAAGGCTGAGACAATTGGTTACTATGCAATGTTTGAATATACAAACGGATTTAAGAAGGCAATGTACTGGTCAAAGGAAAAGATGAAGGCTCATGCAATTAAGTATTCCCAGGGTTATGCTGCAGATGTGAAGAAAGGAACAAAGTGGACATTCTGGAGCAAGGATTTTGACGGAATGGCTTACAAGACAATGTTAAGACAGATTATCAGTAAATGGGGAATCATGAGCATTGAAATGCAGACAGCTCTTGACAGTGACATGGCAGTGATTAATGAGGATGGAACAAAGGATTATGTTGAAATGGATGAAGGAATGATTGTTGAAGGATCTGCAGAGGAAATGGAAAGTGCTAATGCCGGTGAAGGTGAAGAAGTAGCTAAGGAGCAGACAACAGAACAGTCTCAACAGACAACGGCTCAGGCAGTTCAACAGTCATTTTTCCAGTAGGAGGACAAGCCTATGGACATAGTGGATTACATTCCATTTGGAAGGGAGAATGCAGTAACCAGAACGCAGTTAAGGATTATGACAGGTATGAATGATAGAAAAATAAGAGACAAGATATCAGAAGCAAGAAGAGATACAGTTATTCTTAACATGCAGGATGGCAAAGGTTATTTCAGGCCACTTCCGGAAGAAAGACATCTTGTTGAAGCTTATGATAAACAGGAAACAGCAAGATTAAAAAGTATTGGTTGGAGCCTAAAGGCTACAAGGCAGATGCTTAAGAATTGGTAACTATTAATTGATATGCCAACATACATATCTGATAACAAATATATATCACGAAATTAATTAACTATGTTTATGTAATTAGCCTGCTACATAATGTGGCAGGCAGAAAGGAGACAAGGTGGTTAATTCAAAACAAAAAGGAGCACGTTTTGAAAGACAACTTGCAGGACACATCAGAGATTACGGATATAAAGCAAGACGAGGGCAACAGTATTGTGGAGCAAATGGAGATGCGGATGTTGTCGGACTTCCGGGAATACATATTGAAGCAAAACATTGTGAAAAGATGAAACTGTATGACTGGATGGCTCAAGCAAAATCAGATGCAAACAAAAACGAATTGCCAGCAGTTTTTCATAAGAAGAATAATGCTGAAATTCTTGTCACAATGACATTTGATGATTGGATGCAGATATACAGAGAGTATGAAGCAGGAAGACAAGGAGACGATTAAATGACATGGCAAAAGTAGGAATAGAGAGTTTCCTATTAGATTGCCACACTAACGATAACATGGCTGAAATTGAAGCAGCCTATGGCATAAAGGGATTTGCTGTAATAGTCAAACTCTGGCAGAAAATTTATTCAGATAAGGGGTATTACTGTGAATGGATAGAAAGAAGCCCACTTCTGTTTTTGTCGCAATGGTTCGGTGGGAACAGCGGTGTGGATTTAAGTTTAATAAACCAGGTAGTAAGTCATGCCATTAAGATAGGTATTTTTAACGAGAGTATGTTCAATGAATATGCCATTTTAACATCGGAAAGAATACAGAGACAGTATTTTGATGTTGTTAAAAGAAGAACAGAAATCGAAGTCATAGATGAATACCTCTTGGTTAGTGTTGCCAATTTTAAGGGAAATGTAAACATAATTGAAAAAAATGTATGCAGAAATGAGAAAAATGTATGCAGAAATTCAACAAGTAAAGTAAAGGAAAGTAAAGTAAAGAAAAGTAAAGTAAATACGTATTTCGATTCGAAAAAAGTGAATGATGCATTTGCTGCTTATCTTGCCATGCGGGAAAGGTCAGCACCAGTACCGGGAAGCAAGATTGTTAATCTCATTGAGCAGCTTAATACTTTTAAAGATAAAGGCTGTAGTGATGATGAACTTGTAGAGATTGTTAAAGAAGCAACATCAAAAGGCTGGATGAATTTTTATAAGTCAGACAAAAAGAAGCCGGAGCAGAGCAAAGCAAACTTTACTGAACGAAATTATAGCAAAGATGATATGGAATCACTTGAACGTAAATTGTTAACGAGGAGATAGATATGGATATAAACAAAATGACAAAAGAACAGATTGAATACCGAATCAGACAGATAGATGGCAGGGAAATGTTTCTGATTAGTGCTGATTATATGACAGATGAACAGAGAGAAGAAGTAAGGGCAATTACGCTTGAAAGAGAACAGTTACAGAAGAGATTGGAAGAGTTTGATGAAGAAAGAAATTAATGAACCTGCAAACTATTGGCATTTAATCAATTTGCCGGGAAATAATCAATATGAAATCAGTATAGATGGAAATATAAGAAAAACATTCAAAAACGGTAAGAAAAAAATGTTAACACCATTTAGGAGAAAGAACAAAAGAAATTTATTTGTGAAAATCACTATTGATGGTAAATCAAAGGACTACACAGTTTTCAAATTATTGGTTAATACATTTGTCAATGAAATTCCAAAAGGAAAAGTACCATACCATAAGGACTTGAGTATTTGGAACAATCATAGAGACAACATAGGATTCATAACAAGAGAGGAATTAGGGAAACTTACTGCGAGAATGTCAGGTAAAAGAAAACCAGTAATAAAGATAGATGAAGCAGGAAGGATTGTAGAAACATATGTAAGTGTAAGAGAAGCAGGCATTAGAAATAACATGTCTTATCAGACGATAGCAGACAGATGCCATAACAGAATAAAGAAACCATTTGCATTAGATGGATATAACTATCAGTTTGAAGAATAAAAAATAATCGAAAGGAGCGGAACTCTGGCCAGAGTAATGATATATCGGTTCCTGGAGAGAAATGGAATATTTAGAATTTTTAAAAAGCAAAATTGACATAGCAAAAGACAGTGGATTTGAAGTAAAAAGAGAAGATATAAATCCAATATTAAAACCACACCAGAAAGATGCCGTAATGTGGGCAATACGAGGCGGAAGAAGAGCTTTGTTTGAATCATTTGGACTGGGAAAAACAGTTCAGGAAATAGAATTTTGTCACCAGATAGTAAAGCATAAAGGCGGAAAAGCATTAATTGTATTACCGCTTGGAGTTAAGCAGGAATTTACACATGGTGCAGTAGAGGTATTAGGTTATAAAAAGCCTGAATATGTACGAAACATGGAAGAGGTTAAAAATGCCAAAAGTGACATTATGATAACCAACTATGAAAGAGTAAGAGATGGAAATATTGAACCTAAATATTTTAAGGCAACATCCTTAGATGAAGCATCAGTTCTCAGAAGTTTTGGAAGCAAGACATATCAGGAGTTTCTGGAAAAGTTTAAAGGAGTTGAATATAAACTTGTTGCAACAGCTACACCATCACCGAACAAATATAAGGAACTTATTCATTACGCAGGATATTTGGAAGTAATGGACACAGGTCAGGCATTAACGAGATTTTTCCAAAGAGACAGTACAAAGGCAAATAATCTGACTTTATATCCTAATCAGGAAGATGAATTCTGGTTGTGGGTAAGCAGCTGGGCATTATTCTGTACAAAGCCTTCAGATTTGAATAGTGAATATTCAGATGAAGGATATGAATTGCCACCATTGCAGGTAAACTGGCATGAATTACCGATAAACTACGGAGATACGGCTGATAAGAATGGACAGATGCAGTTATTTACAGAAGCGACAGCAGGGTTAAAAGAAGCAGCAGCCGTTAAAAGAGAAAGCATATCTGCAAGAATAGAAAAGATGAAGGAAATCGTAGATGCAAGTCCAAATGATAATTTTATACTGTGGCATGATTTGGAAAGTGAAAGACACGCAATAAAGAAAGCGTTACCGGAAACAGTTGATATATATGGCTCACAGAATTATGAAATCAGGGAAAAAAGAGTTATAGATTTTTCGGAAGGAAGGACAAGATTGTTTGCAACAAAGAAAGAATTATCAGGTTCAGGTTGTAACTTCCAGAAACATTGTCACAGAGAAATTTTTGTAGGCATAGATTATGAATTTAATGATTTTATTCAGGCAATACACAGATGCTACAGATTCCTTCAAAAAGAGCAGGTAATAATTGACATAATTTACATGGAGAATGAAAAGAGTATTAAAGAGGTTCTGGAAGAAAAGTGGAAAAATCATAATCATATGGTGTCAAAAATGATTGAAATAGTAAAGAAATATGGTTTGAATCAGAACAACAAGGCACAGGGACTTAACAGAAAGATAGGAGTGAAAGCAGTGAAGGTAGAAGGAAAGTATTATACAGCAGTTCATAATGATTGTGTTGAGGAAGTAAGAACCATGAATGATAATTCAGTAGATTTAATTCATACATCAATTCCGTTTGGAAACCATTATGAATATTCAGCAAATTATAACGATTTCGGACACAATCAAAATACGAAAAGATTCTTTGAGCAGATGGATTTTTTGACACCCGAATTATTAAGAATATTAAAACCGGGAAGGGTTGCGGCTATTCATGTAAAGGACAGAGTACTGTTTGGTAATGCAACAGGTACGGGAATGCCAACAATTGAACCTTTCCATGCTGACTGTATAGCTCATTACATAAAACATGGATTTCAGTACTTTGGAATGATAACGGTTGTGACGGATGTTGTAAGGGAAAATAATCAGACATACAGATTAGGTTGGAGTGAACAGTGTAAAGACGGCTCAAAAATGGGAGTGGGATGCCCGGAATATATATTGCTGTTTAGAAAGCTGCCAACAGACAAATCAACAGCTTATGCAGATGAACCGGTTAAAAAGACAAAAGAAGAATATACGAGGGCACAATGGCAGATAGATGCACACGGATACTGGAGAAGTTCAGGAGACAGACTTGTAACTAAGAAAGAATTATTGGAAGCAGACATTAAGAATTTACAGAAGGTATATCGCAAATATTCAAGAGAAAATATTTACAACTATGAAGAACATGTAAAACTTGCAGAACAGCTTGATAAAGAAGGAAGACTTCCGGCTATATTTATGGTAGTAGCTCCCGGTTCATGGAACAACCTTGAAGTGTGGGATGATATAAACAGAATGAAAACACTCAATACACAGCAGTCGAGAAGGAGAAAGCAAATGCATGTGTGTCCTTTACAGATAGACATCGTTGAAAGGATTATAAACAGATATTCAAATAAAGGGGATTTGGTTCTGGATCCATTTGGCGGACTTATGACAGTTCCAATGACTGCGGTAAAAATGAAAAGAAGAGGATACGGAATAGAGTTAAATGAAGATTATTTTAGGGATGGCGTCGGATATTTGCAACAGGCTGAAGAGGAAAGAGAGACACCTACATTATTTGATTACTTAGGAATAGATGGAGGTGAACAATAGTGACAATAAAAGAATTGGTGGAATTAAATTTCTGCATTGCTGAAATAGAAGTTGAGGTTAGGTCAAACGGCAGACTTAAAGCCAAATATTACATAGGAGATGGAGCATGGAGAGATGCGAAACTGCGCGAACATGAAGCACATCAGGATTATAAAGTTGAGTTTATAGCAGAAAAGATAAACAGATTTGAAAATGACCATGTATACCACGATGTTATATTAAAGAACATTCCAAAGAAAATATTAAAAATGGAAGTATATGCATGGCAGATGACAAGAAAACATTGGCATCCGACTAATTCAGATTCATTTGAAGCAATAGAAGTTACTGTGGAGGTGCCGGAAAACTATGATTTGCCACCAATGCAGGAAGAAAAGGAGCTTGAAGGGCAGATGGATATAAATGATGTGTTTGATAGTGAAGGGAGACTTAAATGGCAAGGATGAATAAAGAAGAGCAGGCAAGGCGTGAAGGAATGGCTTATGCCTTTAAGATTGCTAAAGAAAGAGGAATTGATGGACTGGAAAAGGAATTACGATTAAGAAACATTACAAAACTTCCAGTTGCTATCAAAGAAAAAGATGTTGAAGAATGGTGTGATGGAATGAAAAATCAGACAGTAGACAGTGTGGGAATCCTGGCAATGGTATCTTTAAGGGATGGATTTGGATTTGGTAAAAAAGACTGTTAGAGTTTAGAGAAATATTCAACAATAAAACAGATTGTATTACGAATCCTGATTGGAGCTGCTGGGATGATCAGATAGCAATTTTAAAAGAAGAATGTGGTATTGATACATTCATAAGACAGAATGAATAGATGTTAAGAAATGTTAAGAAGTAAAATGTACATTGAAAACTAAATATTGGCTGATAAATTTCAAAAAACTTAATTTGTTTGGTAAAAGTATTGATATATACGTACACGTATGATACAATAAATATATCAAATGAAGGAGGTAAAACCAATGGGCAAGAGAAAAGACAAAAAGAGCCTTAAGATATGGGATTTGGTAATCAAGTCGTTAATAGCAATAGCAGCATTGATTACATCAATCGCCGAACTCATAAAGGCTCTTACATAGGAGAAAGGGAGAGAAATCTCCCAATCTCTTACAAGTATATTAGCACATTGGGAAAGAAAATAAAATGAAGAAGTTTAACTTTTCTACAGCATTTTTTATGTTTACCATCATATTAGCTTTAGCAACGGAATGGTCTATAGTAGGATGCGTATTTGTAATATGTGCATCGTTATATATGCTAATTGAGACGATACCGCAATTATGGAGGATTATAAATGGACGAAAAGAAGATTAGAGCACAGGACAAATGGGATATGAAAGCAGGAGTGTCAGCAAAGACATACAAAGTCAATACAGCTGTTGCAGAAGAATTTAAAAAGGTATGCAAAGAACTGCATTTGTCTCAGGGTCCTGAATTGACAAAGTTAATGCAACAATTCATTGAAGAAAATAGGTAAAGGAGAACAATAAGATGCCGAAGGGAGAACCGAACAGTCAGACAATCGCATCACAGAAATGGAATGCGAAAGCAGGGTACGTTGCTAAGACGTACAAATTAAAGAAAGACGTTGCAGATGCATTTGCAGAAACATGTGACAGGCTGGGAGTGAGTAAAGCGAGCCAGCTGACAAAGATGATGACGGAATTTATTGAACAGAATAAGTAATTGAGAAAACTATCAGCCAGTATTTGGTTGGTAGTTTTTTTATGCAAAATTAGCAGAAAGAGAGGGATAAATGATTAAGATATTAATTATAGTAATAGTAATCATAGTGATAGCAGCAGTATATTCACTATGTATTATGAGCTCAAAAGACGACAGGAGAAGGGAAAGAGACGCAAGAAGCTGGGACGAGGATTAAGTACATACGATTAATGGTGACTTGGACATTGACAATTGAATATTGGTAGTTGGAATGATATAATTATGTTAATAAATATTCGGGATAGGAGGATAAGATATGAATATTGAAGAATTATCCAAAAGAGTAGATCAATTAGAATTTAGGGAAGGATTAATACTAAAAAATTCTGAAGTTAGTAGAATTCTTTTGGAATACAATATAACTAGAGATGAATATGTGCAAATTCAAGATGTGATGGAAGATATGCGTAATAAAATTGAAAATGGTATACCTGTTTCAAGTGCAGAATACGAGACATCAATTCAAAATATATTTGGGGGATTTATAGCGGCTGGCCGTAGAACTCCTGCTATTGAATATCATTTTTGCGAATTTATAGCAAAGGCATTTTGGGAAGAAGGAAGCTGGGAGGAAGTTTTTCCAGCATTATATGGTGATAATATCAAATATAAACATCTCTTTGAGAATGAAGATTAATAAATAGTTCTAAAGCTAATAACAGACCAACTACCAATATTCGGTGGTTGGTTTTTTATTTTGCATAAAACAGAAAGGATGGATAACGTGGCAGAAACAAACAAAGCTAAAGAGTATTTGCTCCAGGTAAGCAGAGCAGAACATAGAATAAAGAGACTTCAAGAAGAAATACAGACATTGCAGGAACTGGTAACAAGTACAAGCGCAATAAGTCAGGGCGAAAGAGTTATATCTTCTACATCGCAGGACAAGATGGCAGATACAATTTGCACTATTGAGGAGAAAATAGAAGAATGGAACATAGAGGTTCGTAAATTAGTTGAGATTAGAGCAGAGATTATGACAACAATTTCAAAGTTAAGTAACGAAGAATACAGAGGAATTTTATATAAGAGATACTGTCAATCAAAAAAATGGGAAGAGATAGCACTTGAAATGGGAATCTCATACAGACATACAACCAGGTTACATGGACTGGGACTACAAGAAATAGAAAAAATAATAATATGTCCTTGAATGTCCCTATGAACATAGATTATCATTATAATATGATAAATACCTAAAGGGAACTAAAGTTCCTCCTCCGAAATTAAGTATTTATAGAGTCATCGAAGAATGAAAGAGCATCCTTATTAGGGTGCTTTTTCAAATTGAAAAGAGAAACAAAAAATAAAAGGTATAAAGCTATATGAAAGCTAATGAAAAAATGGATATAATAAACAAAAAAATAAACGATATAAAACCATATAAGAACAATGCAAAAAAGCATCCAAAGGAACAAATAGAACAGATAAAACAAAGTATTGAAAAGTTTGGATTTAATGACCCTATAGCAATAGATGAAAATAATATGGTAATTGAAGGTCATGGCAGATTAATGGCAGCTAAAGAATTAGAAATGACAGAATTACCATGTATTATATTAACCAACCTTACAGAGCAGCAGAAAAAAGCATACATATTAGCTCATAATAAATTGACTATGAATAGTGATTTTGATTTTGAAATATTAGATCAGGAGTTGAAAGATATATTTGAATTTGATATGGGGGATTTTGGATTTGATATTCCGGATATGGAAGAATTAGACGATATTGCCGACGGTTATTATGGCGATGAGCGAGAACGTACATATAATGCATATAATTTGGATGAATATGATGAATTAAGGAGTTCGGGGTTTTATCAAATGCCAATCATCAAGGCACAAAATGCAGAACCAGAAATAATAATTCCATTTAATTATGTTTTGAGTACTAAGAAAACAAAATGCGGAGTACATTTTTATATTGATGATTATCAGTTTGAAAGAATTTGGAACAGTCCACAGGAATACATTGAAAAATTAAGAAACTTTGAATGTGTATTTACTCCAGATTTTAGTCTGTACCTTGATATGCCTATGGCGATGAAGATATGGAATGTTTACAGGTCTAAGTTAATAGGTCAGATGATGCAGGACGTAGGAATCACGGTAATACCAACGTTACAATGGGCAGAGAAAGAAACATTTGCCTTTTGCTTTGATGGAATAGAGCAGGGTGGAACTGTTTCGGTGTCAACCATAGGAGTTAAAAAAGACAAAGAAGCAAAGCAGATATGGTATGATGGAATGGATGAAGCAATAAAGAGAATAAAGCCTAGTAAGATACTTGTATATGGAGGAGATATAGGCTATAATTTCCCTAAGGACATAAAAATTAAGTATTATGATAATAATGCGTTTAAGAGATAGAAGGTGAAATAAATGTTAAAGGACACATTTTTGCATAGAATGAAAGGAATATCAATAGATATTGGAGATTATACATTATATTCTAAACCCTGTAGAATTGTTAATATAGATACAAACGATGAAGTTAAATTTAAAGATATGGAAGATGCATATGAACATGGAATGATAGGTAGTGTATCACTAAAAGAATTTGTTGAAAAAGCAGATGATTCCATCTTCGTAGTTACAAATGATGATTCGGGAATAAGATTTGAAAATATGCACTAATATTATGAAAATAAGAGATAGAAAGAGAGGACAAAAAAGATGGCAAAAAGTAAAGTATACGTAGAACCAGAGGAATATTTTCCAAAGGCTATAAGAAAAGAATTTGGATTAGGTGAATATGCAAAACCTAAGCCAAAAGAAGCGGGGGCAAAGAAGAAAAAGAAAACAAAATAAAAGATAAAAGCAAGGTGTAAAAAACATCTTGCTTTTTTTATGCGTAAATTAGAAAGGAAATAAAGCAGTGGGTGGACGTGGAGCAAGTAGCGGAGATTTAAATGATGGTATTGGAAGAGAAATAGTTTCGACAAAGGATAAAGACATCTGGAGTTATCGTCACAATCCAAACAATGAACAGTTTGTTGATAACATTAATACAACAATAAAAGAAATGCAAGAAAACTATAATGGATTAATGAGCGTAATTAATGATATATATATGGCTAACATTAAAAATGGTGATACAGTTATAGCATTTTGGGATTCAGGAAAAGGCGAATTAGGAATAAATACAAGATATGGAGATATAAAAAAGATGGCTGCATCATATGATAAATGTGTAAAAAAAGGTTATCATCCCGGCAGAGGTAATAAGACAGCTGAACAAGCGGTAGTAGCGCATGAATTAGGACATTCGTTGACTAGTGTTGTACAACAAAAGTTGGGAAGTAAAGATTTTGACGATGTATCGAAGAAAATAGTTAAGGAAGCACAGAATATTCTTAACAAAGGATTAAAAAGAAAGAAATATCCCGGCACGATGAAGATAGCAAAGAATATATCTGGATATGCCACTAGTAGTAATGCTGAATGTATAGCTGAAGCAACAGCAGATGTATATTGCAATGGCTCGAAGGCAAAAACAGAAAGCAAAGCAGTAGTACAGGCATTACATAACTTTTGTAAGTAGAAAGAGGGTAGATGGATAATGGGCGGACGTGGAGCAAGTAGCGGAATAAGTGTTAGCGGAAGAAAAAAGAATGATTGAACGTGTTAAATCTATATGGTACAATTATGTAAATAATAAATAATAGCTCAAAAGAGAGCAACGTTTAATCAGCGTATGGATTTCCTTAAATGGAATTATTTATTATCAGCAGATTATAACTCAGGAGGAGAGTCCCTTAATTGAGGGAGACCCCGTGTGCAAATCCGGGTGTCTGCGCATATGATAGAGCTTTGTATATTGCAAGGCTCTATTTTTGTACCTAAAATTAAAGTAAAGGCAGGTGTGAGTAAATGGGAAAAAGTTTCAAGGATATGACAACAAAAGAATTGCAGGAAGCCGGAAGAAAAGGTGGAATAAAATCCGGTGAAACAAAGAGAAATAAAAAAGCAATGAAAGAAACGCTAGAACTACTTCTCAGTATGCCACTTAAAAATAAAAAAATAGTTGAGCCTGAACAAATAAAAAGTTTTGCAGATTTAAACGGCAAGAATATAGATATTCAAACAGCTATATTAATAGCACAGATACAAAAAGCGCTTAAGGGCTCAGTCGCGAGTGCAGAGTTTTTAAGAGATACAGCAGGTCAAAGACCGGAGGATATAATTAACTTAAATACAGACGCAGAAGACATGAATTTAAATATAAATATAAGTTATGGTGATGAAGTGAATGAACATAAAGGTTGAATTAAATCCGGCTTTTAAAAAAGTAAATGAAAGTACCAAAAGATATATAATTATGAAAGGCTCAGCCGGTTCAGGTAAGAGTGTAGACACAGCTACAAATTATATACTTAGATTAATGAAAGATGCAGGCCGTAATTTATTATGTGTTAGAAAATCAGATATAACTAATAGAGATAGCACCTTTGCTGAATTGCAAGGCGCTATTTTTCGTATGTTTGGTGAAAATTGGGAAAAGTATTGGAGCATAAAGCAAAATCCGTTGATGCTGGAATGCAAACATAACGGAAACCAAATAATATTTAGAGGTGTTAACGATGACAAACAACGTGAAAAATTAAAATCAATTACATTTAAAAGGGGAAAACTTACAGATGTATGGATAGAAGAAGCGACAGAAATAACACAGAATGATTTTGAAATAATAGATGATAGATTAAGAGGTGAATTACCACCGGGACAGTTTTATCAAATCAAAGCAACATTTAATCCGGTAAGTGCAACGCATTGGATAAAGCGTGTATTTTTTGATTTGCCGGATAAAAATACATTGACACATTCGAGCAATTATTTGAATAACAGATTTATAGATGAAGCTTATAAAGCACGAATGGAAAGAAGAAAATTAGTAGATCCTGAAGGATATCGTGTATATGGATTAGGAGAATGGGGAGAAGTAGGAGGATTAATTCTTAGTAATTATATAGTTGAAGACTTTGATATAACACCCAGCAGATTTGATTACATGGTTAATGCACAGGATTTTGGATTTAATCATGCAAACGCTTTGCTAAATGTTGGGTTTAAAGATGGTGAACTGTATGTGTGTAAAGAACTGTATGTTTACGAAAAAGATACAAGTGAAATCATACAAATGGCAGATGCATTGAAATTTGATAAAAGATTAATGATGTATTGTGATAGTGCAGAGCCGGATAGAATAAAAATGTGGCAGAAAGCAGGATATAAAAGAGCCAGAGGTGTTATAAAAGGTCCCGGAAGTGTCAAAGCACAAATAGACTACTTAAAACAAATACCAAAAATACATATACATCATAGCTGCACAAACACTTATAAAGAAATTAGTCAATGGAAATGGCAGATAGACCAGAAGACAGGGTTATATTTGGATGAACCTGTTAATTTCTTTGATGATGCAATGGCAGCTTTAAGATATTCAGTTGAAGAAATTAGAAGAAACAGCCACTTGAAAGCAAAAAAGCGACCAAGAGGCTTTTAATTTATAGTAGAAAAGAGGTTAAGGAATGGCTATATATATTGACCCAGATGTGGTACAGGATATTGATAATATAAATTCAAGTGTATTTCGTTATTTAATTAAAAAGCATAAAGAATACTGTCGTAAATTACAGAAAAATTATGATTACTATTTGGGAAAACATAAGATATTATCTTCGGACATGGAAGATACAGAAAAGGTAAGAGTGTTTTCTAATTATGCAAAGTATGTTGTTGATATTTCAACAGGTTATTATCTGGGCGAACCGGTTAAATATAATAGTGATAAAGCGAATAAAAATAAACAGAAAAAAGAGATTCTAAATGCAGGCATACAGGCGAGTATACAGAATGGAGCTGTAAGACAGTACGACTGGGAAGAATCGAAACAAATTGACATATCAAGGGCAATAGATGTTTATGATAATCAGACTATCTCAGAATGTGATGCAAAAATAGCAAAGCACATAGGAATATTTGGTGAAGCATATGAATTGGAATATGCTAATAACAAGGAAAACCCTGAACCAAGAACAACAGTAGTTGACCCTAGAAATTGTATTATGGTTAGAGATAATACAGTAGAACATAATAAATTATTTGCTATCGTATATCAGGAACAGGAAGATTTAGGAGAAGTTAAATATTATGATGTTACTGTATATACGGATCATAATATGAAAAAATATCGTTCAACTAATTTAGAAGATTTTGAATTTAAGCCGATAGTGGGAAGTGAAGCAGAACATTATTTTGGTGAAGTGCCAATTGTTGAATATCAAAATAATGATGAAAGACAAGGAGATTTTGAACAATGTATTCCTCTTATTGATGGACTAAATGAATTGTTAAGTGACCGTATTACAGATAAAAAGAAATTTGTAAACAGCCTTTTGGCAATGTTTGGTATTACATTAGATGATGATGATATAAAAATACTGAATAAAGAAAGATTCCTTGACGGCATACCATTGGATGCACGAATTGAATACATTCAGAAAGTATTTGATGAATCAAGCATGAATGTTTTATGTAATGACATCATAAGAGAAATACATAAAATGACATTGACAGTTGATATGACTGATAACAATTTTGCCGGAAATAGCTCAGGACAGGCTTTAATGTTAAAGCTAATGACTATGAACATATTAGTCAAGTCAAAAATGAGAAGCTTTGAAAAAGGATTGAAGAAACGTTTTGAAATGTATAATCATTGGCTGACAATTAAAGGGGAAATGGTTCTAATAGATAAAAAGGAGTTGGATATAATTTTCACTATTGCAATGCCAATAGATAAGGCTGAAATTGTAAATATGGTTACCAGCTTACAGGGAATAGTTGATAATAAGACATTGATTAGTCAGTTATGGTTTGTTAAAGATGTTGATGAAGTGTTAGAAAACTTAAAAATACAGAAAAAAGAGGCGCAACAGGAATATTTGGATAGTTTTGGATTAACTAAATCAACAGAGCAATATGGAGAAGAAAGCAATAATAAAAGTCAAGAGGAAAAAGCAGACGAGTAGGTGAATAAATGGCTAGGTACTGGGAAAAAAGAAGCATTGATTTGGAAAAGTTAATTCAGGAAAAAAACGATAAGACAATTATCAAAGTGAACAGATATTATGAAAATATATTTAAAGAGTTGAATGCACAAATTGGCAAGATTTTTTCAACATATGCAACAGAAGGACAAATGACCATTGAAGATGCTTTAAAACTGCTGAATACTCAACAAACAAAAGAGGTATATAATACTTTAAAGCGTATATATGACCGTACTGACAATGAGGAGATTAAGCAGGATATACTTAACAGACTTAATGCTCCTGCATATGCTGCCAGAATTGCAAGAATTGAAGCAATGCGTGATTTAATATATTCAGAGGCACAGAATATAGGGTGGGCAACTGAAATGGCTTTACAGGCGAGAATGATAGACACATATCAAACATCGTTTTATCAGACACATTACACGATTCAAAAAGGTACAGGTTTAGCTTATGATTTTAATAAACTAAGTAATCCGGCGGTAAAGGCAGCAATTGCAAATGAATGGAAGGGTGCAAACTATTCAAAGAGAATATGGAACAATACAGACAAATTGGCAAATGATTTGGAAGATATAATAACTCAAGGGTTAATGATTGGTATATCAGGCAAAAAGATGGCTACCAGAATAGTAAAAAAGATAGATAGCGGCAGATATGAAGCAAACAGGCTGATTAGAACAGAAGTTAATTATATTGCAGGGCAGGCAAGACTTAAATGTTACGAAGATATAGGTACAGAAAAATATATATTTATTGCTACACTTGATACCAGAACTTCAGTACAATGTCAAAAGTTGGATAAAACAATTCATTTAGTGAAAGATGCAGAAGTAGGTGTTAATTATCCACCGATGCATCCAAATTGTAGAAGTGTTGACAGCGCATACATAGAAGGAAAAGACTATTCAAAATTAAAGAGACGTGCAAGAAATCCGATAACCGGAAAGACAGAGCTTGTACCGGCTAATATGAATTATAGCGAGTGGAAAAAGAAATATATTGACCTGAAAAATGATTCTGAATATCAAAATGCAAAGGTAAGGGCGGGAGTAAAAAACATTGAAAAATTGCATAGTTCTGATATAATGAAATCGAAAGTAACAAGTGGTGCGTTAACAGATAATAATGATCCACTATATGAAAAGAGAAACAGGCATGCTAATAGTTATTACGATTCTGTTAGAAATAGTAAGAAAAATAATATTATTAATACTATTGCAAGTAATACAGGTATGGCAGAGTCTGACATATCAAAAATATATGATCATGTATTTATAAATGAATACGAATTGTATGGTGGAAAACGTAGATTCGATCCGGATTACGATATGGCTGAATCATTCAGAAGATTAAGAGAAGGTAAAGAAATACAAGAACATGATTTGATTTTATTAAGACATGAGCGACTTGAATATGAATTAATGAATAAGGAGGGGATGACATATCAAGAAGCACATAGTATAGCAGAAACAAAATATAATTATAGAAAGGCACTTGACGAATTTAAGCATAAAAATAGCTTATTGTAGAAAAGAGGTGTATTTTTGTGGTAAGAATTGAATTATTAGAATTAACTGATAAAATCGTAAAATATAAATATATTCCAGAAAATTCAGATGAATATGGAATAATTTCTTTGGATAGAATGACTGGAGAGAAAAAAATAGATAAGTTAGTTTTAGGATATTCTATGAATTATCCTGCTCATGCATTTCATCGAATAAAGGAGTATTTAGTGAATAACAATTTTCAAAAGAAAGATATTATAGCATGGTATTAATACCACCCAGTCGAAAGATTAGGTGGTATTTTTATACAATTAAATATGATTTAAAGAGCAGTTATCAAATGATATCTGCTTTTTTTATATGGCAAGGAAAAGCCGTAAAAACCAAGAGTTTATAACAAACAATAAGGCAGGGACTTATTGGGTGTATATAAAAACAAGTAAACTGTGAGGCAGGAACTCACAGGGAATAGGAGTTAGATATGAGAAAAGAAAGTAGACGTTTACAGATGAAGTTACAGTTTTTTGCTGAACCCAAAGAACCACAGGAACCTGAAAATCATCCTGAGGAATTAAGCCTTGATGATGTGATGGAAAAGTTTAGTGTTGATGATATTTTGGCAAGACCTGAGTTGGCAAAAGGTATACAAAGCCGTATAGACAGCACAGTTACAAAAGCATTAAATACAGCACGAACAAAGTGGGAGCAGGAACAGCTTGACAACATGGATGAGGCAAAAAGATTAGAGAAAATGAGTGCTGAACAAAGAGAAAAATATCAGTTTGAAAAAGATAAAAAGGCTTTTGAAGCTGAGCGAAAGAAGTTTGAGCATGAACAATTGGTTGTTGCTACAGGAAAAGAATTATTAAAAAGAGGATTGGATTCTAGCTTTGCATCTTATCTTACAGGAACTAATGCCGAAGACACAAATGCAAAAATCGATAGCTTTGAACAGTTATTTAATTCAGCAGTAACTAATGCAACTAACAAAAAAATGCAGGGAGAACCGCCTAAAGAACCGAAAACAGTTAAAACGATTACGCTAGATACAATAAAAACTATGTCAGCGGATGAAATTAATAAAAATTGGGATGAAGTGCAGTTAGTACTTGCAGGCAAGAAATAAGAGAAAAGGAGACTAAAAGATGTCAGTTAAAAATTTTATTCCACAGATTTGGA